ATGAAAAACAAAAGAAGATATTACAAGAGACTGGTTGGAGACCTTATAGTATAAAAATAGGAGATACATATTACGATTACAAGAAGTTAGACCCTATAGCGACTATACTCGGCATCGTTGCTGATATGAGCGAGATGATGAAGGAAAATGAAGAAGCTAACGAAGAAGGAGTAGAGCAAGTCGGAATTGCGTTGGCAACAGCTTTATCTAGGAATGTAGCTAATAAATCTTACCTAGCAGGTGTTCAGTTGTGGGCAGAAGCTTTACAAGACCCTGACAGGTTTGGGGAAAGATTAGGTAGAAACTATGTTAGTTCTTTTGTTCCTAATGTACTATCTCAAATGCAAGACTATGATAAACAATCCATGAGAGAAGTAAGGGATGTTGCGGATGCTATACTTAAAAAACTTCCTGGAGGTAGAGATATGCTTGATCCTAAAAGAAACATATTGGGAGAAGAGAAAATAATTGATTATGGCACAATTGGATTTATGAATCCTATCGGAGCGTCAAAAGAAAAAGACGATGCAATCTTACAAGAAATGGCAGATTTACAATATGCGTTCAGACAGCCTAGTCCTAAAATATCAGGAGGGAATGTAAACCTGTTAGATTTTGTTAACAACAGAGGAAGAACAGCTTACGATAGAAGTCTTGATCTATTACAAACAGTAACAGTAGGAGGTCGGACTTTAAGGCAAACTTTGAAACGATTAATAAAATCTTCCCAATATCAACGGCTTCCTGGTTATTCTGCTGAAGTAGGAGTTGATAGTCCTAGAGTACAACAGATAACTAAAGTATTAAAGCGTTTCAGAAAGATAGCTAAAAGAGAAATGTTAAAAGAATTTCCTAATGTAGCAACACAAATAAACAATGTAGATCGTGCCTTAAAACTTAACAGGCAAGGTGTTAACAAACAAGAAGTGCTTGAACTTTTACAACAAACAAATTAATAATAGATTACCATGGCTAATACATACGTAGACTACACAGTTGGAGCAGGTCAAACAGACTTTGCATTTTCTTTTCCTTATCTTGATGACACTCATGTAGTTGTACAGTTAGACGATTCAACAGGCAGTTCTCCAGGAGGTAAGTTTTATACTGTCTCTACAGGAGCTTACACTATTATAACATCTCCTTCTGCTCTTATCAGATTTACTACTGCTCCTGAGACTGGTGCTAGGATAAGAATTAAAAGAGACAGTGCATCTGATACTGCTCTTGTAGACTTTGAGAACGGTAGTGTACTTACTGAAGTAGAACTAGACCGTGCTTACTTACACAACTTATATCTTAACGAAGAGATAGAAGAAGGTAGTGGTAAGAACACAATGACCAAAGACCCTGTTGATGGGAACTACGACGCTGATTTAGCTAAGATTAAGAATCTTGCTGATCCTACAAACCCTCAAGATGCTGTAACTAAGAACTACGCAGATATTACTTTTGTTGATGTTGCTGGTGATACGATGACTGGTAACTTGGACATGGGTGCTAATAAAGTCACTTCCTCTGCTGTTCCTAGTACAGGTAATGATCTTACTAACAAGACTTATGTAGACGGACAAGACGCACTACAAGTTACTAAAGCTGGGGACAATATGACAGGTGACTTGGCTATGGGAGGTAACATGGTTAGTGGTCTAGGTGCTCCTATTAGTAGCGATCACTCTGCTCGTAAAGGTTATGTAGACCAACAAGATGCTTTACAAGTTAACAAGAGTGGAGATTCTATGTCAGGTAACTTGGATATGCAGACAAATGATATTCAAAATGTTGATAAAGTTACAGGTTTAATTGCCCCTGCTAGTGGTAGTCACGCTACGAACAAGACTTATGTAGACGCTCAGATAGCTACTACTCTAGCGACAGGTGTTGCAGGTGGTCCTATTAATACAGTTAACATTGCTGATGATGCTATAACTGCTGATAAGCTTGCCAACACTGCTGTTACTCCAGGTTCTTATACTGCGACTAATCTTACAGTAGATGCACAAGGAAGGATTACAGCTGCCGCTAATGGTAGTGCTTCTCCTACAGCTGCGGATGTTAAAACCTTATATGAAAGCAACCCTAACACTAATGAATTTGACGATGCAGAACAAACGAAGCTTGCAGGTATTGCAGCAGGTGCAACGGTCAACGACACAGACGCTAACTTAAAGAACAGAGCTAATCACACAGGTACACAGACCGCAGCAACCATTTCAGACTTTGACACAGAGGTAGCGAACAACACAGCTGTAACTGCTAACACTGCTAAAGTCACTAACGCTACCCATACTGGTGATGTTACAGGTTCTACTTCACTTACGATAGCAGCTAACGCTGTGGAGTCTACAATGATAGACAGTGCAGATACCACTTTTAATGTTAACGATACTAACAACAACATAGGAACAGGAGCATTAGCGGATTCTTCTTATCAATTAACTGTGGATGGAGGTAGTGGAAAGGATACTATATACGCTAAAGGTAACCAAACAAGTGCTTATGTAGATTTACAATTAGAAAACGAACACGCTAGTGGTCTTGGTGGTAGGATAAAAATTTCACAAGGAAATAACACTGCGTCCTTACAATACCAAGAAAATGGAGAAAGAGTTACATTAAATATTGCAGACGGAGATTTCAGTGCTAATGCTGGAATAACCATAGCGTGTTCTTCTGCTGCTCAAGCTAGTGTAGAACCCACAGGCTCAATGTACAGTAATCCTAATTCAAATGTAGATTTAGGTTCTGCTAGTAACACTTGGGATAACGGTTATATTAACGGAGGAGCTTGGAGTGGTTCTGATCGTAATCTAAAACAAGATATTGAAGACCTAAGCGAAGCAGAACTAAGAGTTGCTACTGCCTTAAAAGGTTTAATGAAAAAGTTTAGGCTTAAAGATGCTGTTGTTAAGAAAGGTGACGATGCTCGTATTCATATAGGTGTTATTGCACAGGATGTAAAAGCTGCTTTTGAAGCTGAAGGTTTAGATGCTTATCGATATGCTATACTAGGTGAAAATACTTGGTGGTCTAAACAAGATGAAAATGGTGAGTGGCTTTTTAAAGATGAAGAAACAGAAGGTTTTACCAAACACACTAAGATGTCTGTACGATACGAACAACTCCTAGCTTTTATCATCTCAGCTCTTTAAACAAATGCCAGAAACAATATCACACTTTCTCGACACTGCTCTAGCTGTTATACTTGGAGTAATTGGTTGGATGATTAAAAAGCTTACTGATCGCTTGGAAAAAGATGAAGAACGATTGACAAGGATTGAAGTAGAACTTGCTACCCAAAGAGAACGAGACACTGCTGTGGAGAATAGAATGAGTGGTCTTGAAACTACGGTAAAAGAGATTAACGGTAAACTAGATAGAATGATGGAGATGTTAATGAAGAAATGAAAAAAGGACTATACGCAAATATAAACAGAAGAAGAAAGCTAGGCATTAGTCGTAGCAAGAAGAAGTCTACTATATCACCTCAGTCATACGCTAATATGAAGCGTGGGTTTAAAAATTAACAGCATGGCTGAGAAGAAGAAAGTAGTTACAGGATGTAAGCGTAAAGGTTTAGCTATTAATAAACCCAGAAGAATACGCAAAGGAGAACCTGGGCACGGTAAGAAAAAGTTTGTTGTATGTGCTAAAGAAGGTACTAAGACAAAGACCATAAGATTCGGGGACGCTAACATGAAGATTAGAAAGTCCAATCCTAAAGCTAGAAAATCTTTTAGAGCTAGACATAAGTGCGATCAAAAGAAATCAAAGTTATCGGCAGGGTATTGGTCTTGTCGTAAATGGTAATATAAGCCTCAACAACTATGAAAACAAGAGAAGAACTAGGTAACTTACATATCCTTCTAACAGATACTTTAAGTAAAGGTATTCAATTAATGCAAGCAACTGAAGAGTATAACCCTGCTTTACTTAACTGTGCCAGGCAACATTTAAAAGATAACGATGTAATTCTTATGAGTGGTAAAGATACTCCTCTTAATGATCTACTAGGAGAAGTGTTACCTTTTGAAGAGAACCCTGAACTTAAAGAAAAGATTAAGTAATTACAGTTATAACACCGAAAGAGAGAGAGTTGAAGCATGAGCATTGAAAAGCTTAAACAACTCAAGGACTTCCGTAACTTCTTATATGTAGTTTGGAAACACTTGAACCTACCTGATCCTACAGCTTTACAGTACGACATAGCTGACTTCATGCAACACGGTCCT